TATGACGGACGCGCCCAGCTGCTTACATATCTTGTCCAGCTGGTTGAAGAATGCCCCGACCTCGGAAGCACTGTTCTCATCGCCCTGGTTGATCTTGTACAGCGGATCCAAAATGATAGCTGCGTACCCCTTGCCTTGGGCTCTGTGAATCAGCCTCGGGATCAGCCTTTCCGGCGCAGTGTTCTCACCTCTCAGATTCCAGATGTTCAGCATGTCTTTCGGGATGTCTAACCCCATGCTCGACGCTACCTTGTCGACACGATCGAAGAATGAAGCTTCATCGACTTCAAGGTTTACGTAGAAGACCTTGCCCTGTCTGCATTTGTGTGTGAGCCATTCCGTACCTGTCGCGATAGCTATTGCAAGCTCTATCAGTGCGAAGGACTTCCCCGCTTTAGACGGGCCCGCCAACAGCATCTTGTGCCCTTTACGCAGGATGTTCTCGACCAGCTCATCCGCTAACGGCGGCAAGTTGTCCTTGATGGTGCTCCACTCTATCGATTCGGGGTAATCATCCGACTGCTCGTTTATCCAGTCGACCCAGGTGTTGTAATCCTTGGCGCCGATATTGGTCGCGATCAGATGCTGCCGTTTGGTGCCGTTGCGTACCACGCCCGGCATACGTGTCATTCTTGACGGGTTCTTGTTCTGCTTGTCGATGACCAGCCCGTTTTTCTCACACACATCATATAGATAGTCAACACGCTTCCGGTACTCTTCTTTGTCGAACGCGTCAATCCTGACGATGGCGTGTAATGACTTTCCGGCGGAATAGACCAACGCCGCAATGGGCAGGTTCAGCTCTTTGTATAGGCCATACTGCTCATCTATGCTCATGCCGTCCGACTCGACCAGCGCGAACCGGTAAACCGCTACATTATCGTTTCTGACGCCCTTGCCATCCAGCGGATTGAAACGGATCCATGCGCCGCCCGCGTGATCGTACTTTTCCAGCGCGTTCTCGATGGTGTCTTCCTTTTTCAGCCGCTCGATGATCTGGCCGGCTGTGAATGTGTGCCGCCCGACCGATGCGGGCTTGTACTTCCCGTCTTCATCCTTCGCCGACTGCATCACGAACCCGATGCACTCATCAGGCTTGAACAGCGTTTCTATGAACGTGATCAGTTCCTGTTTGTTCTCACCTTTGGCTTCGTCGACCTTTTCCGCCTCGACCCAGGCTTTGTCCTTTATGACTACTGTCGGGTCATCGTCTTTTTCGATCTCATCCTCCCAGTCGAAGACCCGCCCTGAGTCTGCCGGTGTCCAGCCGAACCGCCGCGCGAATTCGTAGATCGTGCCGCCCGTGACCGTCCCATCGCCGTGCCCGAATGTGCCCCACTTGCGGGAGCACTCCCCGGGATGGTATCTTGTATCACTTCTAGACCAGTCATCCCATACCTCGCAGGGATAGCCTTCATGGTGTAAGGCCATGCCAATTGCGAGCCAGTCTTGATAATCCAGCTGCGACGGTGGTATGTGATCTAACAGCGGCCGTAAATCATACTGCTGCATTCATTTCCCCTTTCTTCATGCTGTCCGGCACATATGTCGCCGGGTTTATCCAGTACGGCAGCCGCCAATGATTCGCGGCAAGCTGTCCCATGATCTTGGACGCGTCCACCATTGTCCACAGATTCACGTCCTTGAAGCCCCATTTCTTAAGCTGTTGCATCTGCTTGATGGTTGCCAGCTTGGCATTTGCGCGGGTGATGCACTTGTCTAACAGCTTTGACGCCAGCCCCTTGTTGTCGATCTTCTCAACATCCAGCCCGAACTTTTCGAGGGTTTCAAGTTGTCTTGCGGAAGGCGCCTCCATTTCCCAGCCCCATACCGGGACATAGTCGGTCAGGTCTTCGTCCATGATCGACAGCTCGAACTCCAGCGGGTCAATGAGCTTTGACTTTGCCTTTGCCCTGCGCTGTTCTTCTTCAAGCTGCTTGCGGAGGGCTTCTTCGCGCTGTTTGCGGACATCCTCTGAGACCTTTTCCTCCATCTCCATCAGGTCGAACTCTTCGCCCGATTCGTCGATGGTCTCGTTGATCTTGACCGCGATCTCTTCCTTCTTGCAGACGATATCCGCGGGCTTGACCAGTTTGTGCTTGCCGGTCATCCATAAAAAATCCAGTAATAACAGATGATCCTTGCCGGGTGATAACCGCGTCCCTCTACCCACCATCTGACTGTAAAGGCTGCGGATCTTGGTGGGTCTTAAAACCACTATGGTGTCCACGATGGGGCAATCCCAGCCTTCGGTCAGCAACATGGCGTTGCAGATCACGTCATACTTGCCCGCTTCAAAATCAGCCAGGGTCTGTTCGCGGTCTGTGCTGTTGCCGTTGACCTCGCAGGCGCGTAAGCCTCTGGCATTGAGCATGTCCTTAAATTCCTGCGCCATCGCTACCAGCGGAAGGAATACCACTGTATGACGCCCGACGCATTCCTCCGCCATGCGGTCAGCGATACTTTCCAGATACGGCTCTAACGCATTACCCAGATCAGAGGCGGAATAATCACCGGCCTGTGTCTTGACCTTTGACATATCCAGTTTCAGGGGTATGGTCTTTGCCCTGATGGGGCATAAATACCCTTCCCGTATCGCTTCCGGTAAGGTGTACTCATAGGCCAGCGTCTCGAAATATTCGCCCAGATTCCGCATGTCTGATCTGTCCGGGGTAGCAGTAACGCCCAGCACCTTCGCGCTGTCAAAATGCTCCAAAACGCGCTTGTACGTATCCGCCATTGAATGGTGCGCTTCATCTACGATCACGGTCTTGAAGTGGTCTTTTGCAAACCTCGCAAGCCGCCGCTCGGATCCTAATGTCTGCACGGATCCGACGGTAATCTTTTCCGGGGATCCGATGCAGCTCTTTTCCGCCTTCTCGACGGAACAGTCCAGACCGCAGGATTTTTTGATCTTGTCTGCGGCCTGTGTGAGCAGTTCCTCCCGGTGCGCTAATACCAGAACGTTCCCTGCTGCCGTGCGCTGTTTAGCCACATCGGCAAAAACGATGGTCTTGCCGCAGCCTGTCGGAAGGACCAGCAACGTCTTGTCATGCTCAACCCATTCCTTCAGGATGGCGTTCTCAGCCTCGATCTGGTATGGTCGTAAGCTTACCACGGTGCATCACCGGCCTTTGCTGTTTCAACGAAATCGTAATACTTTCCGACATTATTGAAATATGTGTCGTCCTTGGTACCGGGAACCTTCTTGATCTTGCATGAACCGGTCTTGCCGATGGCGGCAGGCCAGTTCATCTTGACCTTCTCCCCGTGCTTTTTGAGACCGGTGGCATTGAAGAACGACCCGATCTTCCACTCCATCTGTGAGCACATCGGAAAATTCTCTGTGATGGTTGTCAGCTCGCTAGTAAAGGCTGTGTCATCCTTCGCGTAGATTCCCAGTGTCATGATCGCCTTGTTGCACTGCGGGAGCTTCTCGGTCTGATCCTGCAGCCCACGTTCGAAACTCTTGACCTTGAACAGATAATCGCCCTCCTCCAGGGTGACAAACTGCTCGTCCTTCTCGATCTCGTCTTCCCAATCGAAGACCTTGAAATTGGTGTTGTTGTCCATAAAAAATTTATCCTCCTGATATTATTTATTGAAACGGAACTTCAGCCTTGAGCTCTTCCCGTTTTCTTAAAATGTACTTGCTGAACCCCGCGAACTTCGCGATCAGCTGTTCCCTGATGAGCTGTTCGGGGTATTCCTTGAGCGGCTTATCCGCCGTCTCGAAGCCCTGTCCGGCGCATGCACGCTGTACCTCTTCATCCGTGATTCCCGCCTTGTCCAGCAACGCCTTCAGCTCTTCATAGGCGCTCTTGGGCTGGTCGAACGGTATCACCTCCGGCGCACCCTCCACGATGGGGTTCATCATCTGTTTGGGTTCTTCCTTCTTGGGCTCAGCCTTGGACTTTTCGGCCTTGGGCTTTTCTGCGCCTGTCTCAATGTACTTCTTTATCAGGTCGTAGTTAAAATCCATCTTGTCAGGCAGTCCGACGCGGTTTTTTGCGTCCCAACAGGGATGGTGCTGTGTGTACATGACGCGCTGGCCGCCTGCTGCCTTCTTGGATTTTGTCTTGCTGTCTTCTACTACGATGGTCTGATAGTTCGCGAAGAGCAGCATGTCAGCCCATTCCTTGACCAGCGGGGCAACCTTTTTCGACAGCTTCATTTCCCATCTGTCATATGCCCCCATTTCGTCGGGCTGTTCAAACTTGCGCATCTG